CTCACCATTCATTATAACTGCGTGGGGGCAATCTTCATTCCCGAAGTGTTTCCGCTGCCCGTGCCCGAGGTGTCCGTAAACACAAGAAAAGGCGTGGTCGTAAACTACGCGCCATGCCATATTGCGATATGAAAAAAGCGAGCGCTCTACAACATTTCAAATGCTGTAAGAACACTCGCCATGGTTGCGGAGGCAGGATTTGAACCTACGACCTTCGGGTTATGAGAGCGAAATAAATCGTTTATTTATGCCATATAGAGCGGTTTTGACTACTTTTTAACTACCGAATTGCTTGCTTTGGATATGCTATTTAGTTTTTCAAAGTCTAACTTTTTGCGGCTTTCGCTGATATGTGTGTATATGTCCATAGTTGTTTTATAATCACTATGACCAAGCAGGAGCTGCGCAGACTTTGGGTCTATGCCGGCATCGAACAACAAGGTTGCGTATGCGTGGCGTAGCTGGTGCGGGGTTACGGTGACGCCGCTTTCACGCGCATAGCGTTCCCATGCGCGCTTGAATGCCATTTCAGTCATAGGTTTGCCTTCGCCGAATATGTATCCGCGCTTTCCGCGCAGTTTTTCTGCGAGGCAATCGAGCAGATATACATCCCTTTTTCCGGCTTTCGTTTTTGGCAGTTTGATGTGTGGCTGATTGCTGACATAATAAACAGATTTGTTTACATGGATCACCTTGCTTTCAAAGTCAATGTCTTCGTCTGTAAGCGCGAGCAACTCACCGCGACGCAGTCCTGTAAAAAGGAGCGTATATGCAAACAAGCCAAAATGGCAGTCAACGGACGCCTTGACTTTTTCAATTTCTGCCGTACTGGGTAGGGCGCGTGTTTCGTGCTTTAGTCCTTTCGGAATTTGCACCATAGCGCAGGGGTTCTTATCTATATAGCCTTCGAGGATAGCATAATCGAAAATCATTGAGAGAACCTGCAAGGCGGCTTTGACTGTCTTATGTGCATATCCGTCTGAGGCGAAAGTTGTAATATAGCGCAGAACGTCAGCCGGAGCAATTTTATCGACGCCTTGATCGCCGAAATGCTGTGCAGCCCTCTTATAGTGCGCTGCATAGCCGCACCATGTACGATGCGAAACTTTCTCGATATGGTCAGCTTTCCATTCTGCCGCCACGACGCGAAATTTTGCCGCAGATGCGATTTTTGCGGCATAGTCGAGCATTTGCCGGTCTATATCTTTCTGAGCAGCGCGCTCGGTCTTTTCATCGCTGTAGAAGAATACGGCTTTGCCGTTGATTACCTTCTTCTTAACATATCGACCGTCTTTTCTCGGTTTCATTTTTATTCCCTCGAATTTTTAATATACATGGACATCGCCGTTAGAAAAATGCAGCGTTTTTCCGTCAACAAAACTGATCTCAAAATCATCAATACCGGTAGCGCGTATTTGCTCTATATCGTGTATGCAAACCAAATACTTCATCGAACTGCATTCCTTTTCGATGCATATGTCGAATACAAATCCATAGGGGAAACGGATATCAGGATTTCCTTTTTTAAATTCTATATAGAATTGCGGATATAAGAGCATAACAGCATTGAAAATCATAGATGCGTTGTCTCGTGCGTCAAAGTCAAAAAGCTGAAATTCTTGAAATTTCTTTGCGAATATGTATTCGGATTTTTCTTTTTCTTCCTCAAGATAACGGCAAACTGAATCGTATACTCGTTTGCGGTCTTGCGGATGAAAGTCAAATGCGGCATTGAAGCTTTCGCTCTCCGAAAATCGTTTATCTTGTTCACATTTTTCAACAACAGCCGAATAACGGTGAAACGGTAAAAATACTGGTTCATATCCGGCGAAAAACAGCATTACATTGTAAGGTGCAAACTTTTTTAATTTCCGAATTCGTAAACGCCTTGAAACAGTCACTTTGTTCATTAAAACTTACCGCGGAGTTCGACGACCTTGCCGAGAATGGAGACCGGCAGGTCGCGGACTTCTTTTTTTGTAAATGTCATAGGCTCATAGACCGGATTGAATGAGATCAGAGACAACTCGCTTTTGCCGATGACGACCTTCTTGCAGGTTGCATCGCTGCCGTTGACAAGTACAACGGCGAGGTCTCCGCTTTCTACGGCAGGCTGCTTGCGCACGATGATGACATCACCTTCGATAATGCGGGGCATCATGCTGTCTCCCTTGATGCGCAGGGCGAAGTATTCGCCGCCTCGCGCCATTTCTTCCGGGATTTCCTCGTAGTCCTCGATGTCCTCGATGGCTTCAATCGGAATTCCCGCCGCGACATTGCCGAACACGGGAATCTTCACGCCTCTTTTGCGTTGATCTTCGCCAAAAAACTCAGACGAAAACTCTGCGTCCGCGAACCGCGATCTAAAATTCGTTTCTCCGAGAAGATAGTCAACAGAGACGCCGAAATAGTCTGCGAGCTTTTGGAGGGTAGAATCGTGCGGAATTCTCCCCTTTTTCCACCACGAAATAGAGCCGGACGAAATGCCGAGCGCCTTTCCGACCGCGTTTGGGGAAACGCCTTTACCATTGCAAAGCGATACAAAATTATTCCAAAACAAATATGACAGCTCCTTTTTGTAAAATCGCAACAATCTCAACACACCAAAACTGTGCAAATTTACAAAGTTGAGAAAAATGCGATAATTATATTGAAAAGTTGAGATAGTTGCGATATAATAATCATGCAAGCGAAACAAACCCGCCCGAAAATTCGTGTGGTCGCATACTCGCGGCGGCGGGTTTGCTCCTTGCACCACGTAGGCGGTCATTTTTCATCTCTTCTATTTATTATTTCCGAACGGAGCAGCGGCGGATTGCAGTCCGCCGTTACTTCGAGGAACGAGATTCAAAAAATGAACGCGCCTGCGCAAGAAAGTCCGACGCGATGGTCGGATGGATGTGTGGCAACACCATCATAGCATCGTGTCGGCAAAATGTCAAGCGAAAGGAGGCTACATTTTGCCAAAGTATAAACATCCGGTGCGGCTGCGTATGAACGGCAAGGGCATCACAACGACGGACATGGTCGGTATTCTCGAGAAAGAATACCGCATGAAGACCAGCGCGAGCTATCTGACACAGATCTTCTCCGGCAAGCTGCGAAGCGACCTTGCCATGCAGACGCTGGACAGGATTCGGAAATATCTCGACGGTTTGGAAAACAGAAAGGAAGAATGAAAATGCCACGCGAAAAGGAACTGTATCGCGAAAACCTTGCGCTGCTGCGCGAGGAGTTCGGCGATGTGCTGACTGCCGAGCTGAAGCCGGTGGCGAAGTATCTCGGCATGGACTACAGAACACTGAAACAGATGGATGTGTTCGTCCGTGACAGCAAGCGGGTCAGCCTGCCGAAGGTGGCGCGCATGCTGAGTTAAGGAGGGCTGAAAAATGAACGAGCTGATTATCGCGGGCATTTTGTCCGCCATACTGACAGCGATCATCGCCGTGACGGCGGCGGTCGAAAACAAGGACGCCATTGCCGCCTGGATTGACCGGGAGATCACGGCGCGCTATGCGGCGCGGATTGCAAAGCGGCGTGTGCGCGAGATCTGGCAGATCCGCAGATGACAGTGCGCAAGGAGATCGCGGAGACGATCCGCGCGTACATGATGCAGCTGCCGCCGGTCGCGGACAAGCCGCTGCGGGTGGAGCTGGTAATTGAGTTTCCGTCAGCGACGGAAAGACACGAGATTATAAAGGAGATGGAAAAATGACTACATTGGAAGACGCAAGAAAGGCGCTGGATGCTTATCTGCAAACAGACAAAAACGACGATGCGGCCATCATAGCGAATACCGAAGAAGTGATTCGCGCCTACGCGTGCTTTGCACACGATGCAGTGTTCGGGGCTGGTTTCCGCCGCGCCGAATCTGTTTTTATTGTCATAGGCGCGATGCTCGCGGCTCGCGGTGCGCACGACGCGCTGGACGATGCCGAAATTGACATCGTCGACGGAATCATAAATCAGACAGCTGCTGTGACCGTGCGAAAGAAGGTGCCGAAAGAATGAAAGGCTACAAGGGTTATGAAAAGGGGCTTATCTGCCGCGGAAAGCAGTACGCGGTCGGCGAGGTATTCGAGGAAGACCGCGCCGAGATTTGCAAAAGCGGCATGCACTTCTGCAAGAACCCGCTTGATATACTTGACTATTACCCATTGATTGACACTAATGGGAATCTGACAGAGTTTACAGAAGTCGAGGCGCTGGACGAGGCGAAAACGGACGACGGCGAGAAATTTTGCACGAAGAAGCTGAAAATAGGCGCAAAACTAAGCCTGTCCGAATTTGTAAAGGCAAGTTTCAACGTTACATACGAGAACATCAAAGCGGAGGCGGAAAAATCTGCTGATGCGGAAACAGGCGGCGACCGTGCGAAGCTTGCAGGCGGCAACTATGCGACGCTGGCAGGCGGCGGCGGCGCGACGCTGGCAGGCGGCAACTATGCGACACTGGCAGGCGGCAACTTTGCGGCGCTTGCAGGCGGCGACTATGCGAAGCTGGCAGGCGGCTACGGTGCGCTGATTGTAGGCGAAAATGGAAGCATCGCCAAAGGAGGAATCGGGTCTGTTATCCTGCTTGTATCGCGTGATGGCGACCGCAACATCACGGCATACAAGGCAATCAAGGTTGACGGCAAACGGTACAAGGCAGATGTCTTCTACACGCTCGGCACGGATGGAAAGGTCAAGGTGGCGGAATGAACCTGCAATTTTTTGCTGAGATTTACGACGCGCCGAGAAAGGCAGCAAGCCCGCACGACAGGCTTGCGGAGGCTGAAAAGCACCTTGAACGGTGCTGGAGCGCGCTTGCGGACGAGGTGGAGTGCAAGGAAGACATTGCGCAATGCCAGCGCAAGCTGAGGGATGTGATGAACGCGCAGGAAGATGTTGAAAAGATTGCGGAAGAATGCGATCGCGCGGACGAATATGCATCGGAAAGGATGTGTCGGCATGAATCTGTTTGACATAAAGGCAAATCTGTATGAGCTGCTGGAAAACGGCTTTACGGCAGACTGCATCGACCCTGAGACGGGCGAATTTGACGCAGACAAGGCGGAGGCGCTGATGGTGAGCCTCCCGGCAGAGTTTGCCGAGAAGGTCGAGAACACGGCGCTGTACATCGAGGAGCTGGACGCGCGTGCGGACGCGCTGAAAGCGAAGGAGCAGGAGCTTGCGAAGCGCCGAAAGGCGTTTGAGAAGCGTGCCGAGTGGCTGCGCGGCTATCTGACCGCCGCGATGGACAAGCCGTTTGAAAGTGATGCCGTGAAGATTACTTTCCGAAAGTCCACATCGGTGGAGTGCGATGTGTCCAAACTGCCCGCCGAATATGTCAAGGTCAAGACGACCTGCGAGGCGGACAAGACCGCGCTCAAGGCGGCGCTGGCATCCGGGGCAATCATCTCCGGCGCGACGCTTGTTGAGAAGCGGAATATCAAGATTGTGTAAACTAAGAGGAGAATGAAAAATGTGCGAGAATATGCGTATCTACGAGCAGGTGCGGGATGTGCCAAAAGAGGCAAAACGCGCGATTGCCGGCGGACGGCTGAAAGGAAAGACAGACATTAATCCGATGTGGCGCATTAAGACGCTGACGGAGCAGTTCGGCCCTTGCGGGCTCGGCTGGAAGTATGTTATCACCGACAAGCGGCTCGAGACCGGCGCAAACGGGACGATAGCCGCATTTGTGGACATCGACCTGTTTATCAAGGTTGACGGTAAGTGGTCTGAAGCGATTCCGGGAACAGGCGGCAGCGCCTTCGTGGCAAAAGAAGACGGTGGTCTATACACATCGGACGAGTGCTATAAGATGGCGCTGACGGATGCAATATCCGTCGCATGCAAGGCTTTGGGCTTCGGCGCAGATGTATACTGGCAAGCCGATGCGACAAAGTACACCATGCGTGAGGATGCGCAGCCGAAGGCAGAACCTAAGCCTGCACCGAAGGCAGAGCCTAAGCCGGATGTTATCACGACCGAGCAGAGAAAGCAGCTGATTGCGGCATGGGAGGGAAAGCACGGCAAACTCGCGCCGGACGATGATGTGTTTCCGTTGTATCTGAAAGAGCACGGCTATACGGACACAAAAAGCATCAAAAAGGCGGACTTTGATGCGATGCTGGCGAGCGTATGAAACAGGAATTTCGCTTCAAAAAGCGGGACGCATTCGGGCTGATGTCAAGGTTGGGCAGTTTCTTTGACAGCCTTGACCCCGAAGCGGAGTATGTCATGACCGTGGACAAGGCGCGCAAGCGCCGCAGCCTTGACGCAAACGCCTACTTTTGGGTGTTGGCGGGCAAGATCGCGGAGCACCAGGGCTTGCCCGGCACGACGGATGTCTACCGTAGTTACATCAAAGAGATCGGCGGCAATCGTGAAATTGTCTGCGTCCGAGAGGATGCAGCGGACAAGCTGTGCGTCGGCTGGGAGCGCAACGGGCTCGGCTGGGTGACGGAGCGCTTCCCGAGCAAAATCAAGGGCTGCGTCAATGTGATCCTGTATTACGGTTCGTCCACCTACGACACGGCGCAGATGTCGCGCCTGATCGACCTTGCGGTGCAGGACTGCAAAGCACTGGACATCGAGACGGCTACGCCGCAGGAGCTGTCGCTGCTGCTGGACAGGTGGTCGACATGACCGGGCGCTGCTTTTTGTGCCGCAGAGACGGCTTTGTCCACAGACATCATATTTTCGAGGGAGCGCGACGGCATCTGTCCGAGGAGTATGGGCTGGTCGTGCCTCTGTGCCCCGAATGCCACACCGAGAGCGACTTTTCGGCTCATCGGTGTACAAGCACCGCGGTGATGCTCAAACGCGCAGGGCAGCGAAAATTTGAGCGGTCACACACGCGGGAGGAATTTATAAAGCTGTTCGGGAGGAATTATCTATGACGCAGTGTGAGAGAATCATCCGGCACCTGAACGATTACGGCAGTATCACAAGCCTAGAGGCGATGCGCGAGTATGGCATTATGCGGCTGGCGTCGCGCATCAGCGACCTGCGCCGCCGCGGGTACAGAATCAAGGTCGAGAGCATCGAGGGCGTGAACCGCTACAATGAAAAAACGCGCTATGCGCGATACACAAAGGAGAATGAACAATGGCAAGTTTGAACAAGGTTATCCTGATCGGCAATCTGACCGCAGACCCGGAGGTCAAGCAGACGCAGAGCGGTCTTTCGGTGGTGTCGTTCACCGTCGCGGTCAACCGCCGCGTCAGCAAGGAGGCGGAGCAGAAGACCGACTTCATCAACATTGTCGCATGGAGAAAGACGGCGGAGTTCGTCGGGCAGTACTTCAAGAAAGGCAAGCCGATTCTTGTGTGCGGCGCGATTCAGACGCGGTCGTACAAGGACAAGAACGACAACAAGCGCATTGCCGTCGAGGTTCTCGCGGACGAGGTCGGATTTGTCGAGAGCAAGGCGGCTGCCGACGCGCCGAGCGGTACATATGAGCCGGAGGCATACGGCGCGCCGAAGCTGGAAGAAGTAAACCCGGACGAAGAAGACCTGCCCTTCTGAGGTGCGCGATGCGGGAGCAGTTTACATTCTATCGCTCCTACTTTGACGCCATCCGCCGTCTGAAAAAGGCGGCGGACAGGGCGGCAATCTACGATGCGATAGCCGATTATGCGCTGTACGGCAATCTGCCCGAGCTGTCCGATGCAGCCGGTGCGATCTTCGATCTGATAAAGCCGACGCTGGACGCTGCAAAGCGCAAAAGTGACGGTGCAAAAGGCAGAGAAAAAGCGCAGGATGATGATAAGATACCGTCAAGATACGGTGAAGATACCGACAAGATACAGTCAAGATGTGACGAAGTAGGGAAAAACCGCAACGAGAAAGAGAAGGAGAAGGAGAAAGAGAAAGAGAAAGAGTATGAGAAGGAATCTTATATATCACCCCCTGTAGTGTCCCCCTCTTCCGCCGACCATTTGCGCGAGCCCACGAAAAAGGTCAGCGCTCCGCGCTTCACGCCCCCCACGGTGGAAGAGGTCGCGGCATACTGCGGGGAAAGGGGCAACGGAGTAGACGCTGAGCGCTTCTGCGACTTCTACGCCTCTAAGGGGTGGCAAGTCGGCAAGAACAAGATGAAAGACTGGCGCGCTGCTGTCCGAACATGGGAAAAGCGGGACGAACAGGACAGCAATCGCGACGGAGACGCCTTCTCGGCTGTACTTCGCCGGGAGATGGATCGCATGGGAGGCAAGCCATGACACGGGATGATGTAATCAAGGCGCTTGCGATTGTCAAGGCGGCATACCCGGCATTCTACGCCAAAATGACGGCGCGGGACGCGGAAAATGCGATTGCCCTGTGGGCAGACATGTTCTCGGCGGACGACCCGCGCGTGATTGCCCTTGCCGTCAAGGACTGCATTGCGACGCATGACGGCTATCCGCCGTCGATTGCTGCAATCAAAAACCGGGCAAAGCAGCTTGTGCGTGAGGCATCCGACGCCCCCGGAATAGACGACCTGTGGGCGCTGTTTGCACGCGCTTGCAGCAATGGCATCTACGGCGCGCAGGAGGAATTTGACAAACTGCCGCCTGTATTGCAGCGGTTTGCGGGATCTCCGCGGGCACTGTATGACTACGCCATGATGGACGGAGACACCTTTAACTCGGTCGTTCGGGGGCAATTTTACAAGCGGGTGCAAGCGATGCAGGAGAGGGAGGAGCGCGCTGCCCTGATGCCACCGGAGGTCAAGGCGCTGCTGCGTGAGGCGGCCGGGAAAATGCGAATAGATGCGCCGCTGTACGAAAACGAGGCGCGGAACAGAGTGCTGGATGCACTGGGAGGAAAATGAACAATGACACCGATTGAAAAAGCGCGCGCGGCGCTGAAACAAGAGCAGTCGCGCAAAGCAGAGTTTTACGAGGGCGCGGCTTATGCGCTGAAACTGGCAGAGGCGGCGCAGGTCGGCGAGGATAAGAGACCGAAGACCCACGGCGACATAGTGCGGGCGATGTCGGATGAGGAGCTGGTGAAGCTATATCAGACACCGTGCGAGCATCTGTGCCTGTGCCGTCGTCGCGGGAGCGGATGCACGAGCGGCGACTGCAAGGACGGCATGCTTGCATGGCTGCAACAGGAGGTTGAGAGATGAAAGCGCTTGTAGCTTGCGAAGAAAGCCAGCGCGTCTGCATTGCATTCCGAGAGCGCGGGTGTGAGGCGTATAGCTGTGATTTAGAAGATTGCTCTGGCGGGCATCCCGAATGGCACATCAAAGGCGATGCGCTGATTGCCATCAGGGGAGGGCAAGTCGTGACAATGGACGGCGCGACACATGATGTCGGTTGTTGGGATCTGATTATTGCGCATCCGCCGTGTACATATTTGACAGTGACCTGGAACAGGTGGTTCGATGTTGACCGATATGGCGAAAAAGCGATTCAACGAGCAAAGGACAGAGAAAAAGCTGCTGAGTTTTTTATGGCGTTCGCGAACGCCCATTGCGATAGAATTTGCATAGAAAATCCGGTTGGTGTAATGAGTACAAAATGGAGAAAGCCCGATCAAATAATCCAGCCGTGGATGTTTGGCGATGCGGCTGAGAAGAAAACATGTTTGTGGCTCAAAGGTTTACAGCCTTTGATCTGCACCGATGTTGTATCTCCTCCGGAAAGAAAAAAGTTTAAGAGCGGAAAAACAATGCCGGCTTGGTATGCCGACGCTTTCCGCCTCTCGAAAGAGGACAGAGCGAGACTGAGAAGCAAGACTTTCCCGGGCATTGCAAAAGCAATGGCGGAACAATGGGGGTGAGTGCATGAGCAGATACATAGACGCCGACGCTTTGGGCATCGGCAAAGCCAATCGAGATGTTTTTGATAACAAAGCATACGCAGACGGCTGGAACGCGGCAATCGACATCATAGAATCTGCGCCGACCGCAGATGTGGCGGAGGCGGTGCGCTGTAACGGTTGGATTGATGCCAAAATCGACAAGCCGAAAAATGGGCTTGCACGAGTTCTTGTGTGTGTCGATGGCGCTGAAATTATCGGTTTCCCGAAAATTGACACAGACAGATGCATTGGCGGAGGATGGGTGCGCTATGGTAGTCATGTATCCCATTGGATGCCACTGCCCGAACCGCCGAAAGGAGACAAATCATGAAATCTGTACTGATAAGCATCCACCCGAAGTGGTGCGCGCTGATTGCGTCGGGCAAGAAGACCATCGAGGTGCGTAAAACTGCGCCAAAACTGCCTACGCCGTTTAAGTGCTACATCTACTGCACGCAAGACAAAGGGCTTTCGTTTTGGAAAAGCAAGACATATGCCTATGCAGACGACAGAAGCCACAATATGTTTGATATACGTGGCAACGGCAAGGTTATCGGCGAGTTTGTGTGTGACCTGATAGGCTTTCACCCCGGAACTGATGTACCGTCGTCGTGTGTGCCGATAGAGGAGCTGAAAAAATACGCAAACGGAAAGATGCTTGCGCGCTGGCACATCTCCGATGTGAAAATCTACGACCAGCCGAAAGAGTTGTGGAGCTTTTGGAAAGCGGACAAGTGCCCCTATGCGACCGAAAGCGGCTGCACATACAAATACCATTGTTTCCGCGCCGGGCAAACGCAAAGATGCGGCGAAACGCTTACCCGCCCGCCGCAAAGCTGGTGCTATGTGGAGGAAATGCCGTGAAGAAAGTACTTGACGCTTGCTGCGGTTCACGCATGTTTTGGTTTGACAAAGAAAACCCGAATGTCGAGTTCGTGGATAATCGAGAATTTGATGATATGCAGATATGGAAAAGCGGCAACGGCCAGGCGGCACGATATTGCTCTGTGCATCCGACTACTCTCGCGGATTTTACTGCATTGCCTTTTCCGGATAACACATTTTATCATGTTGTATTTGACCCGCCGCACTTGCTAAAAGTCGGGGACAGCGCTTGGATGGCAAAAAAGTATGGCAAACTGGAAAATGATTGGGAAGTCATGATACACGACGGTTTTTGGGAGTGCATGCGCGTCCTAAAACCGAACGGAACACTGATTTTCAAGTGGTCTGAGGTTGATATTCCGGTGAAAAAAATACTTGATACGATTCAGTGCCAACCGTTATATGGGCATAAAAGCGGGAAGAAAGCACATACACACTGGATGTGCTTTATGAAACTTCCGGACGATTAGGGGGATGACATGGAGAAATTCACAATCCCGCTGATACCGCCGAGCCTGAACAAATACGCAGGGCGGGAGAACACATGGGCATACCGAAACGCGAAGGCAGAATGGCGCGGCATAGTCTGCGCCTACTGCCGCCCGAAGCGTCCGCCTCCGCCGTTTGCACATCTGCGGATCACATTTTACTTTGCCGACCGGCGGCGGCATGACGCGGACAACTACTGCAAGTTTTTGCTGGACGGGCTTGTTTCGGCTGGAGTGATTGCGGACGATGATTTTGCGCATGTCGCGTACTTTGTGCGCGGTGGCGTGGATAAGGACAACCCGAGAACGGAGGTTGATGTTACATGATGAGCTATTTGGACAGGCGCTGGGCGTGTCCGTTCTACCGCTACGACGAGCGGCAATGCGTCCACTGCGAGCGCGGCAGCAAGCTGAAGTTTCCGGACATGACCGCCGAGATTGCATATGTGGACAGGCACTGTGCATCGGTGACCGGTTGGCGCGACTGCACGCTTGCGCGGTGTCTGACAAATCATTACGAAAGGATGGATAAAATCAAAGATGAAGCGAACCAAAGATGATATTATCGCAGGCGTGCGCCGCCAAAACGAGTATGTGCAGCGGCACAACAAAGAACTGCGCGCGGAGGTCGAGGTGTTGCGCAAAGGCGCTGGGCAGGTGAAAGAATCGCTGCACGCTGTGTTGTTTGCGCTGGCGAGAAAGTACGGCAGCGCGCAGGCGGATGGCAGCGTGATCATGCGAATACCCAATCCCGATATTGCTGATGCAAAGCTGTATGCGCAACGTGCCGAAAAAAGCGGCGATGGCGACACAGTAATTACATTCGCACCAATCCGGGACGAAAAGCAGGAAAAACAAAAAAGCGACGGTTGACCGTCGCTTTTTTGCGAGTTGCCCCGGTTGCCGACGCAAATCTGATCGGGATTTACATCGCGAGAACAATCTCATTTTCTTTTAAATCCGCGCGCAGTGCGGAGACACTGCGTGACATGCCGGATCGCTCCGGCACCTACAGTATAGCACAAGCGTAAGCAGGTTGTCAAGGGGAAAAAGAAAAAAGGCGGGAAAATCCCGCCTTTTGGTTATGAGAGGTACGCCTTGAGGATGGACGAATAGCCGATCTCGTCCTCGGAGACAATCTCCCAACTATCCTCGTTGTCCGTCTCCGGGTCGTAGTCCTCATCAGGAACGAATTTATAAACGGTGCGCTTGTATGTGATTTCGGCGTCAATGCCGTTGTATATTTCCGCGTCATTGCGAATATCATCCTCGTCTCGATCCGACATGCCAAGCTCCTCGAACCAATCAAGCATGTCCCATTTGTCAGTGGATATATCATAGCCGGTGTCGGTGTAATAGACCTGCCCGCTGTTCTGCTTTCCGTCCCATGTCTCTGTTTCCATTTCTACTTTGTATAACGGCTTCATTCTTCTTTCCTCCGCGATTCTATTCAATTTCTCGACAATCAGGCGCTCAGCCCACTCGGCGGGCGCGTGTTTTCCGTATTCCCAATCCTGTATTGTGCGCCGCGGGATGCCGATCAAATCGGACATCCCCTGCTGTGTAAGCCCTGCGGCTTTGCGTGCTTCTTTAATCGTCATCCTCTTCACCTTCATCGTCTTCTTCGGTCACATAGTCTTCTTTGTGCGCGATGAAATATTCGCTTGCCCAAATCGAATCCACGGGAATATTATCGGCAAAAGGATCATCCTTTTCGCGAACGTAAAGTTTGACTAAGATGTCATACTCCCCATTTATCATGTTTATAATTTCATTTTCGCTGAATTGTTCCTCCAGCCACGACCAATCGTGACACTTTTCCGTAGCCTCTCTGAATTCGTCGCTGCCTTCCGCAAAGGGTTCGCCGGTATAGCCATTATCTTCGGCATCTTCATATTCGTAGCCTTCTCCCTCCACGAACATGCTATAGGAAATTCCTCTTTCGTACATCTTTGCCATTGTCTTTTTCTCCTTTTTTGTTTTGGGATTGATTCCGGGGTTCTCCGCCCCCGGTGACATCATAATAGCACGAACTTCGTGCCTTGTTAATAGGTTTTTGCAAAAAATAAAAAATTTTTCGGCGGCGTTTTGCGGTTTTTGGGGTGACGGCGAAACCATCCTTATTATATCATGGCATCAAAGGGGGCGCAAAATGGGCAGGAAAAGCATTTTTGGGACGCAGATTGCGCCCCACATGGACAAAATCGCGGAATGGGCAAAAGCCGGTGCGACAAAGGCGGAAATTGCAAAGCGGCTTGGCGTGGCGCCGTCCTCGGTGCGAAAATTTTGCGCGCTGGGGGAAAAAGGGGATGAACGATACAAGGCATTTGCGGCGGCTTTTGCGCAGGCGTGTGCCGTGGCGGACGATGCGGTCGAAAACGCCCTGTACAAGACGGCGACAGGGTACAAAGAACAGGTCTTAAAGCACTACAAGGTAAAGGTGGTCGAATACGACGACGCCGGGCGGCGGGTGGCAGAACGCGAAGAACTGCGCGAAGCATACGACGAAGTGGCATTTCCGGCGAATGTGTCGGCACAGCAGTTTTGGCTGACCAACAGGCAGCCGGAACGGTGGAAACGGCAGCCCGAGGTGGCGCAGACCGAAGATGGCGATGCATCCGGCGTTGTCCTGATGCCGGATGTCAGCGGGGATGCAGACAATGGCTAATGTGATATGGCGACCGCAACCGCGACAGGCTGTGTTTATGGCGCGCCCGGAATACGAAGCGCTGTACGGCGGTGCGGCAGGCGGCGGCAAGTCGGACGCGATGGTGATCGAAGCACTGCGGCAGGTGGACATACCGCATTACAAGGCGCTGATCCTGCGCAAAACATTTCCGCAGCTGGACGAACTGATCGAAAAGTCGCAGCGATACTACAAGGCGGCTTATCCGCACGCGGTATACAATGACGCAAAGCATCGCTGGACATTCCCCAGCGGGGCAAAAATCATCTTTGGGTCAATGCAACGGACGCAGGACAGGACAAAATATCAGGGCAAAGCGTATGATTTCATCGGTTTTGATGAACTGACGCATTTTACTTTTGACGAATACAGCTACATGTTTTCCCGCAACCGTCCGAACGGTCCCGGCACGCGGGTATACATACGCGCGACCGCAAACCCGGGCGGCGTAGGGCACGGCTGGGTGAAAGAACGATTTATCACGGCGGCAAAGCCGATGCAGACGATATGGGACGACATATCTTATCGCACACCGGACGGAAAAGATGTACACACGCGGCAAAGCCGCATTTTTGTGCCGTCCAGCGTGTTTGACAATCCGGCGCTGATGCAAAACGACCCCGACTATATCAAGCGCCTGGCGTCCATGCCGGAGGCGGAGCGCAACGCGCTGTTGTACGGCGACTGGGATAGTTTCGCGGGGCAGGTGTTCACGGAGTGGCGCAACGACAGCGACCATTACGACGACCGCATAGGCACACATGTGATTGCGCCGTTCCGCATCCCGGACAGCTGGACAATCTACTGCGGCATGGACTGGGGCTATGCAAAGCCGTTTGCGGTGGGCTGGTACGCCTGCGACCACGACAGGCGGCTGTACCACATCCGCGAATACTACGGCTGCACCGGCACGCCGAACGAGGGCGTCAAGCTGGAGCCGTCCGCAGTGGCGCGCAAAATCCGCGAGATTGAGGGAGGGGACGCAAACCTGCGCGGCAGACAAATCATCCGCATCGGCGACCCGGCAATATGGGGCAGCCAGGGCACCGAGAGCATCGGGCGGCTGATGGAGCGAGAGCGCGTCTACTTTGACAAGGGCGACAATACGCGCATACCCGGCAAGATGCAGGTGCATCATAGGCTTTCGTTTGACGCGGACGGCGTCCCGATGCTGTATGTCTTTGATACCTGCAAGCATTTTATCCGCACCGTCCCAAACCTTGTATACAGCGAGAGCGACGTCGAGGATGTGGACACGACGGGAGAGGATCACATCTACGATGCACTGCGCTATGTATGTATGCGCGATCCGATTGCGCCGCGCCCGCGGCAGGCGGAGCAGCCGAAGCCGTACAGTCCGTTGGACACGGACGACAAGCAGCTCGGACGATACGATTTTTTCAGGAGGTACTGACCTATGTTTTCTTTTGGCAAAGGAAAGCCCGCGGAAGCGGATATTGACACGATGCTGCTGACGATGTCGCAGGACGCGCAGATCATCGGTGACGCGGACATCGCAAAGGCAACGGAAATCCTTGCGCGGTATAAGCGCGGGAAAGCAAAGCTCGAGGCGCGCATAAAAAACGACGAACTGTGGTGGGAACTGCGGCACTGGGAAGCTATCGGCAAGGACGGAGACGTGCCGAACACGCCGCGCCCGACATCCGCATGGCTGTTTAATGCCATCATCAACAAACACGCCGACGCGATGGACAACTACCCGGTTGCCGTCGTGCTGCCGCGCGAGCGCAGCGACGCACAAAGCGCGGACATCCTGTCGCAGGTGCTGCCCGTTGTGTACGAAAATAATGATTATGCGCAGACCTATTCCGCCGCATGGTGGGACAAGCTGAAGCACGGTACGGCGGTGTACGGAAACTTTTGGAACAGCGAAAAGGAAAACGGTCTCGGCGACATCGATATCCGCCCGATCGACCTGCTGTCGATCTATTGGGAAGAAGGTATCGAAGACATCCAGAAGTCGCGCAACGTGTTTACGGTGGAGCTGATGGACAACGACCTGCTGGACGAAACATACCCCGCCCTTGTCGGAAAGCCGCACGGAAACGTGATCGATGTCGCCGCGTACAACTATGACAGCACGGTTGACACGTCGGACAAAAGTGTCGTCGTTGACTGGTACTACAAGGTACGCACGCCATCCGGAAAGACGGTCGTCCACTACGTCAAATACTGCGGGAACACGATCCTGTATGCAAGCCAAAACGATCCCGCATACCGTGATACCGGCTATTATGCGCACGGCGAATACCCGTTTGTGTTTGACGTGCTGTTCCCGGAAAAGGGGTCTCCGGCCGGTTTTGGCTATGTGTCCATCTGCCGCGATCCGCAGCTGTATATCGACAATTTGTCGGCAAACATCCTGGAAAACTCGATGATGGGGACAAAGCGGCGCTTTTTCGTGTCGAAATCGACCAACATCAACAAAGAACAGTTTGCGGACTGGAATGAACCGATGGTCGAGGTCGAGGGCGAGATCAGCGACGCGCGCATCAAAGAGATCGCGACGTCTCCGCTGGACAGCATCTATGTCAGCGTGATGCAGATGAAAATCGACGAGATGAAAGAAACGTCGGCAAACCGCGACATGAACAACGGCAGCACCAGCAGCGGCGTGACTGCGGCGGCGGCAATCTCGGCGTTGCAGGAGGCCGGAAACAAGGTCAGCCGCGATATGATTACGTCATCTTACCGTGCGCACTCGCAGATCAGCGCGCAGTGCATCGAGCTGATGCGGCAATTCTACGATGAGGCGCGTTCTTTCCGCATTACGGGAGCCGGGAACGAATACGATTTTGTGGATTTTTCCAACGCTGACATCAAGGATCAGCCGCTCGGTGTCGGCTCGGATGGCGCGGAGATGTATCGCAAGCCGATTTTCGACCTGAAAATCAGCGCGCAGAAGAAAAACCCGTTTTCCAGAATGGAGCAGAACCAGCGCGCACAGGATCTGTACAACATGGGCTTCTTTAACCCGGAGCGTGCACAGGAGGCGACGATCGCCCTTGATATGATGGATTTTGAGGGCATTGACGACATCAAAGACAAGGTCCGCGAGGGGCAGACGCTGCTTAATATATGCCAGTCGCAGCAGCAGCAGATTGCGCAGATGATGGCGATGCTCGGCGCGCGTGTTGCGGATGACGGCTCGGCCGGAGGGGCTGTTGCACAAACGGGCGGTGTATCGTCCGGCGACAGTATAGCGGCGGCGGCAATGGACGCGCAGACACCGCGTACAAGCTACATGGATCGGCTGGCCAAACGATCGGCACCGGATATGGAGGCGGCGGAATGACAACTGTGACATTATCGCAAAGCGGGCATACATACAAGGTCAAGGCCGAGGGGCATGCAACGGGCAGCCCGGAGGTGTGCGCCGCTGTGTCTGCGCTGATGACGACGCTTGCGGGATATGCGGAAAACTGCGCGGTTCGGCTGGAAGTCAGGCTCGAACCCGGAGACAGCGAGGTGATCTTCTCCGGCGGGCGCGAGGCGGCAGGCGTGTATGATGCAATGTGCGTCGGCTTTATGCAGCTTGCGGCAAGCTACGGCGATTTTTTGCAAATCAGAAAATAATTTTCGTTTTTGGGGTGACGGCTTGTCACCCCTTTTGCTATAGTGGAATTGCCACACGGGGGCATGTACCCGCGAATACACAAGGAGGCATCCATCATGCACAAAAACGACATGCTGCTGTATGCGGCAGACCTGCACCTTTTCGACGGAGAGGGCTGCGGTGCTGCACCCGCCGCGGCAGCCGAGGGCGAGGCACAGAGCACAGTACCCGGTAACACCCGCCGGGGAAAATCGGGCGAGTATGCGAACGTAGCGTTCGGCAAACAGGATTCCGCCGCCGGGGATCAGACGGATGCGCAAAACGGCGCACCCGAACCGACCAAGGCAACCAAGGAAAGCAGAAAGGCTGATTTCCGCGCCCTTGTCGAGGGGGAATATAAGGACATTTACACCGAGGAAACGCAGCGTATCATTGACCGCAGATTCAAGGAAACGCGTAACCTTGAAGCGGCTATGCGGGCGCAGCAGCCCTTGATCGACACGTTGATGCGCAGATACGGTGTTACGGACGGCAAAATCGAGACACTGACGCAGGCGGTCAATGATGACAGCTCCTACTGGGAGCGCGTGTCGATGGAAAGCGGTATGCCAGTAGAGCAGTGCAAGCGTCTGGAGGCGCTCGAAGCCGAGAACGCGAGACTTGCGCGTGACGACAAGGTCAATGCGCAGGTGGCGCAGTGGACTGCGGAGGCGGACGAAATGAAAGCGCGCTTCCCGGACTTTGACTTCGAGGCAGAAATCGAAAATCCGCGCTTTATTGCGATGCTGAAAAGCGGCGTACCTGTGGAACACGCCTATAAGGTGCTGCACATGGACGAGCTGATGCAGAATGTGGTGCAGACCACGGCACAGCGCGCGGAAAAGCGCGTCGTCGATAATGTCCGTTCCCGCGGAACAAGACCGCAGGAAAACGGTACTGCTTCCCGGAGTGCCATCACCGTAAAGGACGATGTTTCGCGCCTGACGAAAGAGGATCGCGCGGAAATCGCCAGAAGAGTGGCACGCGGGGAGATCATCAAGTTCTGATACAGGCTTGGAGTCTCCCGGTGCAAGTACTACAAAGGAGATTTCAATGAAAACGATTTACAAACTTTTCGCCGTCATGCTCAACCTGTTTGACGGCAACACCAACGTAACCACGGATGTAGGCCTCTCCGAGGAGATGAAGACCTACTATTCGGACTACCTGATCGACAACGCGGAGCCGGAGCTCGTGCATGACCAGTTCGGCCAGAAGCGGCCGATCCCGAAGAACGGCGGCAAGACGATCCAGTTCCGCAAATATGACAGTCTTCCGAAGGCGCTTACGCCTCTCGTTGAGGGCAAGACGCCGGACGGTCAGAAACTCAACATGAGCGTGATTGAGGCGACTGTCAAGCAGTACGGCGCATTCATCGAGCTTGCGGACATCCTTCTTCTGACCGCGATCGACAACAACCTGCTCGAGGCAACGGTGCTGCTTGCATCGCAGGCGGGCAGATCTCTTGACACAATCACGCGCGAGGTGCTGAACGGCGGCACGAACGTGCAGTATGGCGCAAGCCGCGTAAACGCGCGCTATAAGCTGACCGGCGATGGCGACACGAAGGACTTCTTCTCGGTAAACTGCGTGAACCGCGCGGTGCGTTTCCTGAAGGTCATGAACGCGAAGAAATTCGGCGACGGCTGGGTTGCGATCGCACACCCCGACGTGCTGTATGATCTGATGGAAGACCCGAGATGGCGCGACGTCAAGACCTATTCCGATCCTTCCGGTATCTACAAGGGCGAGGTCGGCAAGCTGAATGATGTCCGCTTTGTTGAGACGACCGAGGCGAAGATTTTCCATGCGCCTGACCTTTCTGCGGCGTCCAGAACGCTGACGGTCAAGAGCGCGGCGGCGAAGGTTGTCACGGTCAACGAGACGCTGACGGCGGACGATATTGCGGCAATCAAGGAAAGACAGGTTCTGATCGGCGGCGAATGCCTCACGGTTGAAGCCGCGACGACGAACACACTGACGCTGGATGCGGCGCCTGCCACTACGACCGCTGGCACCGTGATTTATCCCGGCGAAGCGGGCGCAAAGGGCAGAGACGTTTATTCGACGCTGTTCCTCGGCGCGAATGCATACGGCACGACCGAAATCACCGGCGGCGGCCTTGAGCACATTGTTAAGCAGCTCGGTTCTTCCGGTACGGCTGACCCGCTGAATCAGCGTGCGACCGCGGGCTGGAAGGCAACGAAGACGGCGGTTCGCCTTGTAGAGCAGTACATGGTGCGCGTCGAGACGGCAAGCACCTTTGAAGCCGGCGAAAACTGATAAGGAGCGTACAATATGGCAACCGAAAAGGCAACAAATCCCGTTGTTGATCGCGACGAAGAACTCGTACCTGTCAAGCTGTTCAAGGATGGCGACAAGTACAAGGATGATGTTTTCGTCGCCATAAACGGCGAGCATTGCAAGATTCAGCGCGGCAAGACCGTGATGATTAAGCGCAAGTTTGCGCGCGTGCTGGAACAGTCGCATGTGCAGGACACGGCGACCGAGGAAATGATGGCACGTGAGGAAGAAGCATTCCTCGAAAGCGTCAAGAAACTCGGATAACCGCGATACACGGCAAATGCTGCGACACGGCGCGGCAAGATGGATTTTCTGTCTTGCCGCGCTATTTCTTTACAGGAGGAAGGACATGAACAATAGAATTGATCTGACAGTCACAGGTTCGGTCGTGAAGGGCTACGGCGTTTCTGTAGGCGCTGCCGGAAGCCATGACGATGTTACGCTGCGGATCAAATTTGAGAAAGGCTACGGCTGGGAGGGCAGCGCGAAGCGCATATATTGGTTGGATGCAAACGGGGAAAACCCCGTTGTTACGGTTCTGGCCTTGCAGATGCGTGAAAACGCAGGCGATGACAGCGTATATCTTGTGCCGATCCCCGCAAAGCCTAAAGCGGTTGCAGGCAGGATGATGATGTCGATTCGCGGCGCTGTTTCGTCCGCTGAGGAAGAAGTACGGGCAACCGTGACGGCGGCTGCATTCTTCATTGTTCAAGATAGCATATATGATGCAGCGGCGACGGCGCAGGAAGATATAACGCCATCGGTCGCCGAGCAGATTCAACAGCAGATTGCCGCTGTTTTTGACAAGTGGGAGAATCTCACAGTCACGGCCGAGGCGGGAGAAGCCGCTGCGGCGACCGCGACGGTCGGGGACACGGCGGTGCAGCTGCATTTTGTTCTGCCAAAGGGGGACAAAGGAGACAAGGGAGATACGGGCGCGCAGGGCATCCAGGGAGACAAAGGCGACAAAGGAGACAAAGGAGACCCCGGTGCAAAGGGTGACAAAGGCGACACGGGTGCAAAGGGTGACACCGGGGCGCAGGGCGAGCCGGGTTACACCCCGGTGAAAGGCGTGGACTATTGGACGCCTGCGGAATCAGCAGAGATGGACGCTGCAAAGACGGCGGCAAATAACGCGGCAGACAATGCAAGCGTGGCTGAAGCCGCTGCGTTAAATGCAGCATCAACGGCAGACGAGGCTGCAAGCAGCGCTTCCATCAGCGCGCAAAATGCCGACGCCGCCGCAGGAGAGGCAAGAGCAAAGGCCGCAGAACTGCAAGCCAAGGCGGACGCTGGAGACTTTAACGGAGCAAAAGGCGACAAGGGAGACCCCGGCGCCCCCGGCAAGGATGGCAAGGACGGTACACCGGGTAAAGACGGCACACCCGGTGCAGACGGCGCACCCGGTGCAGCCGGTTACACCCCCGTGCGCGGGACGGACTACTGGACGGCGGCCGACATCGCCGAGATCAAGGGCTATGT